AATATTAAAGCAGCTACCAATACAAGTATTAACGGTGAAGTTAAAACTCTGTTTAGATATGTAGATAGTAATGCAACTGTAGGTAATAATGGAACAGGTAATAACCGTCCAACCACTACAAGAATTTTAGCTATACATACTTACTCTACATTAGTAGGTGGTATAGATATTACAGGTGCAAGGCAGATTACAAATAAGACTGCTAAAGGCACAGCTATACGATACAGAGTTGGAGCTTTAGATTCTAATGATATGTATATAGGAGAATTAGGCATAGGTGTAAATGGAGTAGTTTGTTGTAGTACTTCAGGTACAGGAGCAATGCTTCCAACAATTACTTTATATGTAGGTTAGTATGCCGAATTACTCTTACTTAAAGACAGACTTAATCAATACGACTGAGAATGACTCTACTGAGTTTGCTACTCAGGTGTCTACAATTATCTATAAGACAGAGCTACGTATGGTTAAAGATCTTGATGATGCTGGATTAAATGAGTACACAACAATATCTGTGTCTTCTGGTAATGCAGGAACTGTATCTTTAAATGACAGAGTTAGAATTGTTCGTAATGTAAACTATAAAGTTAGCACAGGAACAACAGTAACAAATCTTCTTCAAAGGACAGTAGCCTATGTAAACGACTATTGGCCTGTAAGTGCATCTACAGGAACGCCTAGATATTATACAAGGCGTAATAACTCAAGTATAAAAATAGTCCCTACTCCAGTTTCAGCACTTACAGTTGAGATACAAACACAGTCATCACCACTCCCTCTAGCATCTGCTACAGGTACGAGTGTAACAACACAGAATTATCTTAGTGAATATTGTTATGAAGCTCTCTTTGCAGGATGCATGGTAGAGTCAACAATGTATATGAAAGATTGGAATACACTTCCCGTATGGCAGAATGAATATCAAAATGCTATATTAAAACTTAACAATCAGGCTAGACGTACTAGACAAGATGATATGGCATTGGCTGCATCACCTGCTGGTGGGCCTGATACATTAGCACCTACTCAGCCGTAGGAGAATAGAATGGCTGATACTGTTGGTGTACCAAAATTTAAACCTAAGAAATCTAAAATATTAAAAACTGGTATGGGTTTAGGAGTAGGAGGTTTAGCTGGAGTAGCAGCAAAAGAATTAGATATAGGTTTACCTACTACAGGAAATTTATTAGGAGATTTAGTAGGTTATAGTTTAGCTGGAAAAGGTATTGAAAAAGCAGGAAGTACAGTAAAGAAAAAAGCATTACAACAAAAAGCTATTCAAAAATTAATAAAAGAGAAAGCTGGAAAAGGATTGTTAAAAAAATTAGCTACTGGACTTATTCCAGGAATGGGAGCAGTAGGAGCAGGATTAGCTTTACATGATGTACTTGATGTAGGAAAATTATTAGTTAGTGATGCTGCAGCTAGAAACTTTGGTGAAAAAGATGCGGAAGGTAAAGGTCCATTTAAAAGTGCAGCACATGCTAGATCAGTAATTCCACCCGCTATAATAGAAAATTTAGGCATTATAATGGGAGATGTTAGAAAATCAACTAAAAAAAGAATGGCTAAAAATAAAAAACAAGTATTTAAAAGAAACAAAAAAGATATTTTAAAATCTATAGGAAGAAAAAAAGGTGGTAAAGTAGGAAGACCAAAAGGTGTAGGATGTGCCATTAAAGGATATGGAAAGGCTATGAAGCGTGGTAAGTAGATCAAGCGCAAGGCAACAGATTATGAAGCCCGGAAGAAAAAAGAAAAAAATTAAAAAAGTGATGGGTGAGTTTAAAAGGAAGAAGTTAAAGAGTAGCTCTGGTAAAAAAGTTACTAATCGTAAACAAGCAATCGCTATCGCATTAAGCGAAGCAAAACAAAAGAAACGGAAAAGGAGAAGTTAAATGGGTGGACCGATAGCACAAATCCCTACTCCAGTAAATCTGGATAAGGTACTTGGAAGACCAACGGGACAGGGCTATGGTGCTGCTCGTAAAGGACCAAGTGTACAAGGACCAATAGAAGCTGTAAGTGATGAGAAGCTTTCTGAAGGTGAATCTTTTTCAACAAGTCAAGGTAAGAACGTAGGTAACTACGGTCAAGGAGGAAGTTAGTTATGAGTAAAAGAAAAACTAAAAAGAAAGCTATATCAAGTTTAATAGTTCCTAAAAAAAAGAAAGTAAGCAATTCTTCTGAAGAAGAAAGATTAAAAAAATTACGAGAAAAACAAGCAGCAGAAATACAATCTAAAGTTGTAACAACTAGAAGTAAGAAAAGAAAAGAATTAAGAGATGAAAAAAAATCATCAAAACTTGGTAAAGTAATGAGTGAAAAAGGTAAAATAGCGGAAGAAAAAGCTATAGTATTTGGAACTATAAAACCTACTCCTGCTAATATAAGAAAATTTGCAGGTCTAAAAGGTAAAGCAGCAGCTATTGAAAGATATGGTAAAGAAGCTGTTAATAATGTTATTAGTATAGGTTCTAAAAAGAAAATAGGTACACCCCCTTCATCTGGAGGATATGGTGGTGGATTAGGATCAAACTATCCAACAGGAATACCAATGACAGGTAAAGTAGGTGGTGCTGGAGGATTAAAAAAAAGAAAGTCTGGTGGTAAAATTGTTAAAGCTAAAGAGGGAAGTAAAAGAGGAACTATAAAAAAAGCTATATCAGGTTTAATAACTCCTGTTAAGAAAAAAATAATGAAAGCAACTGCTCCTAAAGATGCTAAAAAAGTAGGATCAGTTCAAAAAGTTACTAAAGAAGTTTTTAAACTAACAGAACCAAAGTCACGTAGAACTCAAGCTGGTATTAGAGATACAAAAGGAAGATTGTCAGGTGTTTCTAAAAAACAAAAAAAGATAGCTAGTGCTATTAGAGTAGGCGTACCTTTAGCAGTAGGAGCATCGTTGCTATCAAAGGATAAGAAGTCAGGAACAAGGACAGCAGGTGCAGGTGCAGGTTCGGGTGGTAGCTACAAAGTTAAGAGTGGTGATACTCTTTCTCAAATAGCTAAACGTAGAGGTACTACCCTTAAAGCTTTATTAGCAGCTAATCCTAGTATTAAGAATGCTAATGCAATTAGAGTAGGACAGAAAATTAAAATGAGTAAGCCTGTCTCTAAACGTAAATCTGTTTATCAAGGAATGAAAAAGTCTGAGATGAAAAAGATGGCTATGCCTAAGAAGAAAAAAATGGGTGGTGGTAAAGTCTATCGAAGAGGTGGTGGTAAAGCCTTACGAGGATTTGGCAATGCTACTTACTCTAATAAGATGTACTAAGAATGTTTGGATTGATATATGAAATGAAAACTCGTATGGAAAGTAAATATGAGTTTAAAAAGAAATATAAAAAATCTATAGAAGAAGGTTACGATGACTACACACTAATAGATTACGGTGTAGTTAAACCAAAAAAAGAAGATTACCTAGATTGGGAAATATGGTTTCAAGATCATTGTAAGTATTTAGTAGAAAAATATAGGTACACATATGGCAGTAAAGAAAAAAAGAAAGCCTAGTAATATGAAAGGCATTACGATTGGTAGGGGAATGAAACGTCCTACTAAGTCTGGTGCTGGTATGACTGCTAAAGGTGTAGCTAAATATAAAAGACAGAATCCTGGTTCTAAACTAAAGACTGCTGTTACAGGTAAAGTTAAAGCTGGAAGTAAATCTGCTAATAGGCGTAAGAGTTACTGTGCTAGATCAGCAGGTCAAATGAAGAAATTTCCTAAGGCTGCTAAGAATCCTAATAGCAGACTTAGACAAGCTAGAAAACGATGGAGATGTTAGTTGAAGAAGAAGTTAACGAAACGTCAGACTGATACTTTAAAGAAACACTCAGTTCATCACACTGCAAAGCATATGTCTTTTATGCGAAGTGAGATGAAGAAGGGTAAGACATTCTCAGCATCACATAAAGCTGCTATGAAAAAGGTGGGCCGATGACAAAATGTAGAAAGTGTGGAAACCCCTCTCATTGTGGTGTTTCATTAAATCAGACTATTTCTCAAACTGTATCTGGTGTAGGTGGAACTAAGATAGGGCTTTGTAAAACTTGCAGGTGTGATAAGTGCGTACCTAAGACTGATTGGGGCTAACGTGGCTGTAGCAACTAAACGTGACCCTAAGAAATGGGCTGCTGCTAAAGCAAGAGCAAAGGCTAAGATGGGTGGTAAGCATTCAGCAAGAGCAATGCAGTTAGCAGTTAAGTACTACAAAGATGCAGGTGGTACATACAAAGGTACAAAGAAAAAAACTAACAAGCTATCTAAATGGAGTAAGCAAAAGTGGAGAACAAAGTCAGGTAAACCTTCTAAGAAGACAGGTGAAAGATATCTCCCAGAGAAAGCAATTAAATCTTTATCTTCTAAAGAGTATGCTGCAACAACAAAAGCTAAGAGAGCAGGAACTAAAAAAGGTAAACAGTTTGTCAGGCAACCTAAGAAGATAGCAAGAAAGACAAGAAGGTATAGAACATAATGGCTACATCAGGTACATATAACTTCAACTTAGATATAGATGAAGTAATTCAAGAAGCAAGTGAGATGATTGGTGGAGAAGATACTCTAGGCCATGAACCTGCTTCTGCTAGACGTTCTATTAACCTTATGCTTAAGGATTGGCAGAACAGAGGAATACTTCTATGGACAACCAATACCAGCAGTATTACATTATCTACTAGTGTTACTTCCTATGACTTAAGCAGTAGTACAATTAATGCTCTTGAGGTAGTCTTACGAAGAAGTAACTCAGACATACAGCTTACCAGAATTACTCCAGAGGAGTATCTCCTTATACCAGCACCTACTCAGACAGGAAGACCTACTCAGTATAGTATACGTAGAAATAGAGACAATCCTGTTCTATCAGTCTGGCCTATTCCAGAGAACTCTACAGATACTTTACAGTTAGAGATAGTCAGTGAGATGCAGGATGTTAATAGATCTGCTGATCAGAATGCTGATTTACCTAAAAGATTTCTACCACCACTTACTTGTGGACTAGCTTACTATATGTCTATGAAGCGTCCACTGGTAGCAGATACAAGAATAGCAATGCTTAAACAAAACTACGAGGATATGTTAGCTAGAGCAATGGAAGAAGATAGAGAAAGAGCTTCTCTATATCTATTACCTAGATTAACATTTTATAACTAATGGCAGTAAATAGTAAAACTCTAGCAATGTGTGATACCTGTGGATTTACTTATCCACATAGGGTAATGCGAATGAATAGTTATGGTCTTTTGGTTTGTCCTGAAGACTTTGAAGGGCAATATGATTTAAAGAACAGTCCATTAAACAGAGTGCCGAATGTAAAGGATAATCCTAGAGTTATGAATCCAAGACCTGATGATGGTGGTAGAGGAATAACATGGGATCAATATGCAGAATGGATTACAATAGATCCTACAAGTCTTGCTCCTATCATAGGTAATACAACTTGGCAACTTGCAAATAGAACATGGGATGCAATATGACAGATTTTAACGGGAAACTTATATCTAATACATACAGATCTTTATTGACTGTTAATGCAAGTGTGACAGGTACAGGTGTTACTACTTCTCTTGTAGGTATACAGACAGCAGACGGTACTCAGACAGCTATTAAGATAGCAACTAATGCAGCACAGATTAGTGGTAATCTAGGTGTATCTGGTAATCTTTCTGTAAAAGATAAAGTATGTGCTTCAGCATATTATGGAGATGGATCAAACCTTACAGGACTTACAGCCTCTATTGGTGGAAGTATATCAATAACAAATGCTTTTATAGATGGAACAGTTACAGTTGCAGGAGCAGCTATATTTAATGATGACGTTTCAGTTAGTGGAGTAGTAAATATAGGTGGTAATACATCTGTAGGTGGAACTCTAATAACTACAGGAGCAGCTACATTTAGCTCAACTGTTACAGTAGTTGGAGCAGGAACATTCAAGAATGATGTCTCTGTAAGTGGTGACTTAGGAGTTAAAGGTGATGTATCCGTAGAAGGTAATGTATCTCTTGGTGGTACATTAGCTGTAGCAGGAGCAGGAACATTCACAGGTAAAGCAGAATTTAATGATGACGTATCTGTCAGTAAGAACTTAGATGTACTAGGAAATGTATCTGTAGGTGGCACAGCAGTATTTAATAGTAATGTATCTGTAAGTGCAAACTTAAGAGTTAATGGTAATGTAACAGCTACATTCTACTATGGTGATGGTTCTAATCTTAGCAATGTCGAAGCTGAATTAGGAACAGCTACTAATATATCTGTTGAAGGATTTATACATGCAGGTGGAAGTGTATCTGTAAGTGGACCTTTTAATGTTGTAGGAGCAGCTACCTTTAAAGATGATGTATCAGTAAGTGGTAATACAAACCTTAGTGGTACAGCTACAATAGCAGGAGCCGTAAGTCTTGCATCTAGTCTGAGTGTAGGTGGTGCAGTAAATCTTTTAGGTACAGCTACTATAACAGGGGCAGCAGGATTTTTAAGTACAGTTAGAGTAGCAGGTGCAACGTCAATAGAAGGAGCAGCTTTACTTAAGAGTACAGTCACAGTAGTCGGAGCAGCACATCTACAAAGTACAGCATCAGTTGGAGGTGCAGCTACGTTTGCTTCTACAGTCACAGTAGTAGGTGCAGGTACATTTAAAGATGACGTATCAGTAAGTGGTAATGTAGTTATAGGTGGCACAGTCACAATTAGTGGTGCTAATGTTCAAGCAGCAAATGCAAAGGTATGTGCTTCAGCATTCTACGGTGATGGTTCTAACTTAACAAACGTACCAACATCAGGTGATGTATCAGTATCAACCTTAAGAGTAACTCATAATGCTTCTATAGGTGGGACATTATCAGTAACTGGAGCAGCAGGTTTTGCATCAACAGTTAC